AAGGTCTCAGTTAACTTAACCTCTGACTCCACTTTAACCATGTTGCCTACACAGATATAGAGGTAGTATTTTCCTGTCTGGAAACCTGTATCATCAGCAATATCACCTAAAGCACCTAAATCACCTAACTTATCAAGGTCTGATGTACCCTCAATCAGATTAACCTTAGGTAAACGGATATAATTATCGTTTAGAACAAACTTAGCACAAACTCCTTCAGCATCTAGGCTAGCCTGATACTCATCTTCAGTACAGAAGAAATTATACTTACGAGTATAAGTCTCCGGAATACCTGCGTACTTATAATCGGCTTCATTTACGATGTAGGTCTGTGTTAGTTCAAATGTACCGTTCTTCAGATATACGTCAAATGGATAAACCTGCTCAGAGTTGACCTCGGCAGCATCTGTAATATATCCATCTTCTTCAGCAATGGAGTAATCAAAGATGTAACGGTATCCATTAAAGAACATCTTGAGGTAGTACCAACCCTCTGTTGGAATGAAGTTACCAGTATGTGGTGTACCAAATACACTGAATACGAAACGGTTTACACCGTTTACTTTCTTGATTTGTAGCTTGATTTGCTCTGCTTCAAAGATCACTCTTTCATTGGTAATATCATTTTCTGTGATCCGTGTTCTTAAGACAACATGCCAATCATTTAGAGTACTAATTCTGCCTAATTTTAGGTAATTCTCTGAGTCTGTAGTTGATACAATTGAAGTAGGAGTGATAACGTCATGTGGTTCACCTGTTACCTCACAATTATTGAAAGTTCTTTCTTTGATGTATTTCTGATCATAGAACTTCTTCATCTTAGCATAGAAAGATGGGTGATCTTCTTTACCAATATAATCACCATTTAAAAGTCTTGCTCCTAAATCATCAATAGGTAAGGCACTGAAGAATAACTCACCTATATTTCTATGAATTTCATGTTGTGGAAACTCGTTCTCGTGTTCTCTGAAATAATCTCTCAGACCGTTTAATCTGTTCTCCAAGAGATTTAACTTAGTATCTTGTAATCTGTCATGAGCATTTCCCTTCGCAAAATTGGCAACGGATGCTTCATCATTCTGAGAAGATTTATAGTACAGTTGCTGAATACTTGACATCGTATTTCTCCTTTAAACTGTACTATTTATACCGAGATAAGAAAAGGAGGCTAAGCCTCCTTTCAGTAAACAATAATTATCGTTTATGTGATTGCATCCATCTCAAAATTCTGATCTGATCATCAGTGAGCCCCCTAGGGACTTCTTCTTTTCTCCTCGATTCCTTATCCCCATTTCTGGTATGACGTGCACGTAATAAATCATTCTTAGCATATTTAATATCGATATCACGTTTACGAGCATCCTTAGCGGTCGGATCTTTTAGTACTTCTTTATCGAGATCACCCACAGTCTTAGCATTCTTCCAATAGCCTTTAGATCCTTTAAATTTCAAATGATCGTTGGTTCGCTTACCGATATGTTCCTTACTCTCGGCATCCTTTAAGGCCTTTTCATATTTCTGTGTTTCGCGACGCTTGTCCGCATTGTAGTCTTTATTATAATATGAGTCAAACTCATGGTTAAAATGATCCTGAGTAGTATCTTTCATTCCCTTCTTTTTGTTGAAGTGTTTGTTTATGGATTTCGCAATTGCTGATTTGATATTACTCCCTTCCCAACCATATTTGGACTTTGCGACTTTGTTAATCTTATTGAGATCTTCATCCTTGACATCCTTTAAGTGACGAACATCAATGCCGTCATATTTCCTATAGTCAGGGCGCATCCTTCCATGAGAGATGAATTTATCGGAATTAGTAACATCATGATCTGGTAAATTATCTAAATCTGGATCTTCCCAATCATTCTTCACGATAGCCCTCTTATAGCGTCTATCCTTAACCTTATCAGTAACGTTTTTAACTTTATCTTTGATTTTATTCTTAACCCTACCAAACAATTCCGAAGCTTTAAACTTCATGTCCTTGAGTTTAGTTCCTTTAAACTTACCGCTAATAATGGTAGGATCTTTACCTTTAGTAACGCAAACGTGGTGGCCACCTTTTGTGGTAATCCACTCAGCATTATTCTTAGCAGCAAACTCTGCAGCATCAAGATCTTTGAAATCCTCATCCAGCTGATTGAAAGCTGCGAACTCATCGGTAATAACACCTTCAGAAAGACTTTGCAGGGTATTATCAAAACCTTCGCCTAAAGTCTCGTACATCTCGTTCAATGTAACGTAAAATTTAAAATCCATATATAAACTCCTCTAATATGGATTATTTATTAAAAAAAGAAAGGGTTATCTTTGATAACCCTTAAATTTCTACCAACCTTCTAACAACGAATCAACACTTAACGATGATTTGAAATTTGGCGGTAACTCGGATAATAATCTCGCGAGATTATTTGATCTACAATATTCCGCAAATTCCTTTTCATGGTATTCGGAACTGCTCTCATTGTAACTCCTGATAATTGCATTTTTAATGTCTTTGGGAATATAATCCATTAAGATCAGTTCCTTATTACGTTCAAAATGCTTTCTAAGGATCTTCGATGTATTGACCCAATTTTCAAGAGATCCGTACTTTTGAACTTCTTTCTTAATTGTCTTTACACCGACCTTAGGATTATCAAAAATCTTAAGACCTAGTTCCTGACCCTTGGCATTAACTTTCTGTACTGTGAATCCATTTAAAGCAAATTCACGTTTTACATTATCATCCTCAAATTCACAAATGTCTAGATCACCCAAGCCTTTGCTTTCAAGATGTTCCAAGAACTCTTTGCTGAACTTGCATCCATCGGTAATTCTAGGAATTTCATCACTAGTATCACCTAAGACCACATGTTCAATCAGCCACTCCTGCATACTATCATTAGACAGGTCACCTTCAGCTTTCTGTTCAGCGGTTAAGAACTTTTTCTGGGTTGGACTATACTGTTGAATACAAGGGTATCTCTGAGCCTGGATCATATCTTTATCTGCAGAAACAATCATAGTAGGAATACCTTTCTTACCATTTTCCTCTGCAAGAACTAGGATAACATCATCACCTTCAGCTTCAGGAACATCCACAACCTTCCATGGGGTATGTTCTCTTAAAACATCAATTAGGCGATTGAGTTCAATAAAGACTTCCTGATAGTTGATTTCAGATTTCTCCCTAGCAGTTTTACGGGTTGATTTGTAAGATCCGTAAACTCTTTTTCTCCATGAAGATCCGGTATCCAAAGCGATAACCATCTCGCCATAACGAATAAACTTTGAGTAAACTGAAAATAACTCACCTAGGATAAGGTTCTTAGTTACATTTATGAATTCGGAAGTGTTGTAGATTCCGTTAGTCTTCTTTGGCTTGGCCGCCATTACTCCACCGTAGATCATCTGGTGCATAATTGCGCTAAAATCTACTAGAATCATATTATCCTTCCTTATCGAAGGGAGGTTAACCTCCCTTCGAGATTGTTGATTATAATGCGTTGATGAAAGAATTTACATCAAAACCGCCATTTGACTGAGCTGGCTGTGCTGGCTGTGCTGGAGGTGTCTGGGTCTGGACAGGAGCAGACTGGGTTTGAGCTACAGCCTGAACTTCTGGTGTCTGAACCTGAGCTGGAGCCACCTGAACCTGCTGGACATTCTCGACTGCAGGAGTTGCGGTAGCATCGGCAAAAGTTACCCAATTTAGCTTAGCCTTTAGCTCGTCGTAAGTCTTGTATGACTTAGGATCTAAGAACTCACCCAAATTGTAGGTCTTCTCCTGAATGAACTTAACAGCCTTTTCAGCAGTTGCCTGAATATTTGCTTCATCAACTGGACCAAATACGCTATTATCACCATCCATCTTACGGAACTCAGAATCATCATAAGAGATGATACCATTAGCGCCCTTCTTGCACTTTAATATGAAGGTCCATCCCTTTAGAGGGTTGAAGATTTCTTTACGCTGTGCACCAAAAGCGATGTCCTGCTCAGATGGTTCCAGAGCGGCACGTAACTTATCAGCCATAGTACGGGACATATCATATAAGAATACCTTACCATTATTCTGTGGCTTAGCGGGGTCATTGATAACCAGAATGTTTACAATATAACGCTGATTACGTCCAAAAGTTCTTGCTCCAGTCTGATCACCAGAATTGTATAACTCAGCCCACTTCTCTTGGAAAGGACAAGGTAAACCGATAGTGGTTGGTGAATATTCTGATACGAAACGCTTCTTGCCATTCTTGGTAATAGTGGTATTGATCTTGTACACCTTCTGAATCATGTGCTTATCAACATCTGGAAGGAAGGCAATAATAGCGCCACCATTACCATTATCATCCTTAGTAACGTTATAGAATCTCTCGTCACGAGAATACTTATTGTTAGCCTGCTCGAAAGGATTGCCATTAGCCTGAGACATAGCGTCGAAATTGAACATAGAAATATCAACCATAATAAAAAACTCCTAAAAATATTCGAAAAATAGATTTCGGTTAAATGAATCCTGAAAATGAAATCCTAAGGTTTTCAGGATTTTCTTTAGGAGGGTTTACCTCCTAACTAATGAAATTATAACTAATTTTTTAAATAAAAGCAACTACTTAGCGATAATTGCCATCATTACCTGTAAGTTAATTGTCTTACAATCAAAGATTACACGATAAGAATCTCTTGCAGAATTGTACTTGATTCTGACCACATAATCTGATGGTGGCAGCTTTACAAACTTCTTAACAGGTAATGAAATACTAAACTCTTTTGAAGTCTCTGCGGTTTTCTTGATGTTATAACTGCTTGACTTCGAATTAAACTTAGTTGTATTATCCAGCGAAATATAGACATCACCATCTTTTGAAGTAATTGTAATATGCTCAAGCTCCTTGAAAACATTACAAGCTGACTTTAAGGAACCGATATCATTTACACTAAGGTCAAACTCAGCAACACTCGGGATCTCCATGGATCTCTTAAACTGGGTGTCGTCTTTGTCATAGGTTTCCATCAAGGCTTTGTTATCCAGAGTAAGTTCTGCAGAACTTACACCATCGGAAATAACCACCTGATTATCGGTAAAGGAAAATGTTGGTTTCTTGAATAACTTAATAGTATTAAGGAACTTGCTTAAGTTATTGAATAAAGGGATCTCCGGAAACTGATCACCATCTAGCTTAGAAACATCAAAACAAACTGCAACATCCTGATCTTCATTATATGTAACGGTTGTTGGATACTTAATAATTGCAGTATCTGTAATACCGTTAATCTGGCCTAAAACTGCCAGAACTTTTTCATTAAACATTCAAATAATCTCCAAAACAAGGGTTATTAACCCTTGATATCACTCGCAAATTTATCCTGAATCCACTGTGCAAAACCAATAGCATTGTAGAACTCATGGTGACTCTTAGGAACACGGATGAAATCCACGCCACTGGCATTTGGAACACTGTTGAAGAAGGAAGAACCACCGCCACAAAGGAAGATGAAATCAGACTTGTCGATCTCACCCGGCCACTTCTGTTCAATAAGAATCATCAAACCCTTTAAATAGTCCTTCTTAATCTCGCGGATTGCCTCGGAGAAATCAAAACGTTCACCACGTAACTTGTAGGTGTTGGTCAGAAGGATATTCTTTGCTTCCTGTAAGGAAATCTTACGGCCATGTTCAGCTTCAACCTTCTTGGCGATAGCTCGGGCAATCTTCATAACACCCTCATGCTCTACACCCTCGAATAAGTTAGGGTTGGTCTTACCATCAGATACTAGGAAAGCATCGATAGTATTCATACCGATATCTACACCTACGTAAGTTGAACTGCCGGTAAACTCGGTCTGTGGTTTAGGGAAATCAGCGCCGTACTTGTCGATTGCTAACTTAGAGCCAGCACCCTGTGGTAGGACGAAGAGATTATCGAAGTGGAATTTCTCGCCGTTCACCTCGAAATCAGTTAGAGCATCCTTGAAGTAACCACTATTCTGTAACTGTGCCTTAGAAAGACCAGTAGCAATATAGTCAGGTTTTTCGCCGATAATCTGGATTGCCTTGTAAGCAAATAGAGGGGCATAGAATTCCAAATTCTTATACTCAGTAATGTCCACTAAGTTCTCAGATGGTAACTTTAGAGCATCATCACCTACGTAGTAAGCATTATCATGGAACTCGTAAACTCGTGAATCCGAAATATACTCGTTTTTCTTAGTAATACCAATGGCTGACGGAAACTTGCAGACGTTCTTTATCTCACCATTTGATGAAATAAAGCAAATCTTTACGTCCCCGTAGCCTATATCAAGGCCCAAAATACTTTTCATAATTTTCTCCAAAAATCGAAATTTTCTATATAATAGAACAAGTTAAGTAAAAAATCAACTAAAAATCTAAATTCTGTAACTCATTCGCAACTTTAACTTCTCGCTTTACATCCGGAATCTCCGGTAACTTTACCTTTTCCTCGGAAATAACTGGCACAGGTTCCTTGTATTCATAATCCTTAAAACGAGGATCTGCATTGAGTACATCATCCAACTCTGGTTCCTTTTTATGTCTAGGGCTCTTAGGCAAAGGAGTATCGGATTTAGATTTTGGCGTATTCTCAACTACTGCAGAAGTACCGTCAGTAAAGTTTATATGTAATTCAGAGATGTCCTTGGTACACTCTATGTTAAGTTTGAACATAACTTATCCTAGAAACTAATATCCTGCATCTCCTGCGGTATTTCCTTAGGAGGACGATCATCAATATTGACTTCAGGTAGAGTTTCAGGTTTTTCAGAATCAGCTCGTGTATCTGTAGATACTTTAGATTCAGGATTATATAGAACTTCCTTAGTGGCGGACATATGTCCGCCTTCGAAAGTATTATGAAATGAAACATCGAAGGTTATCGATTTAACACCTTCAGGAATATTATCAACAAATATCTTCATTTCTCAAAAACTCCGAACATCTCAAACAATTTCAAAAACTTCTCGAAAAGTTATAACATAT